AGCATCTGTAAAGACATTAGAATCAGATGCAGATTCAACAAGTGCTCTTATCTCAGATGCATTTTGATCTGCTGTAGCACCAGTTTCAATACTATCTAATTTAATACCATCAGCAGATACATCTCTGCCATCAACTGTTCCTGATGTAGCTATGTTTTGAGATCCAAAGTCAGGACTGATCTTCGTACCAGCTATAGCCGCACTTGCGTTTACATCTGCATTAACAATTGTTCCGTCTTGAATCTGTGCTGACTGAATGCTTCCTGTTCTTTCTAAATATGCTTTTGTTACTGCGTCTTGTGCTGCTGTTGGATCAGATACGTTAATTAATTTATATCCACCTATATTTAGATTAGCTTGCATGGTACTTGAACCAAGCGCATCTACAGCATTGTTATCAACCTCTTGTGCTACATACAGAATTTGGTCAAAGTCATTATTTAAATCCTCTGCTTTTATAGCTGACCCAGGATAGAACGTAGCTTTCTTTGAATCGTTATTTGTATCCCTGAAAATGATGATAGCTACTCCATTACCTGGAGCACTATTCATCGAGATAGTTGTAGCGTTGGCAAATGAATATGCAGTTGTGGCTTGAGTAACACCGTCAAGTTTTACCTTAACGTCTGTCTGTGCTAAATATGGAAATGTAAATGAATAGTTCGTTGTCGAACCATTACCTGTGTATGTATTTTGTGTTGTAGCCATTTACGCTATGTATAAATTTCAAGGTGGATTATTTTAATTTCATATCTTGTAATTTCTTAATTTGCTTCTCTATATTTCTTTGTCTCTTTCTATCACCAGCTTGACCTGCTTTCTCACCTAGTAGTTGTAGATCATGAATCTTCTCTAGTCGTCTTAGCTTCTCACCAAGGTTAGGATCTGCGTCCATCTGCGCCCATGCAGCTTTCTTAGCTGCTCTGAACTTAGCTTCAATTAGAGGACCATGAAGAGTACCATCAGTATCGTAGATAGAACCACGTTCTCTGTTTCTCTCCATATCATTAATGGATTGACGTATATCAGGATTCTTAAATAGCTCTGCTAATTCACCTTCTAACCCTTGTTGTCCCATATAGAACTGGTATTTAGATTTAAGATCAGGATGACCTTCTAACCGTTGTCCATCAGGTCCAGTATTAAATGCAGTAACTAGGTTGACACCACTTCTCATAAGTAGCTCTCTAGTTTCATTAGTACCTACATTGATGTTGAAAGGTAGTATTGCATTAACTAAACGAGTTAAAGGATCCCATGCACGTATCTTTTCACCATTGAGGATGTCATACTTATAAGGCATGAAACCATCTCTAGTAATTAGATCTGCATATAAATTTCTATTACCTATACTTTGCCAGAAACCAGACTCAAGTTCTCTCATACCAGGGGATACCAACTTACCTATCTCATTTCTTAAACCAGATAAAGGTACTTGGTTGTTAGCAAAGTTAGCTAATACACGTTGTGCATCACCACCTTGACTGGTAAGTAGATCTTGTAGCTGTAATAAACCTGCTAAGAATGACTTGTTAGTTATGTTTGCACTGATTAAATAAGACAACTTACCAAACTGATTAGAAGTCCATTGATCACCCATAACCTTTTGAGCATCTACTGTATCTGCAATGAAACTAAAGAACATATTGAAAGGTTCTATTGCTTCATAACTGATATAGGTATCACCAATCTTGAATGATCTTGGCTGCCATTTACCTGACTGAATCCAAGAGTTTCTTAGTTGTCTATCAGGAGGACCATTACCAGTAATGTTTCCATTCAATGCCATCCAAGCTGCTGTACTTGTAAACATATAGCCAGTAGCCATACGTCCACGCATAACTGATTGAGCAAGTTCTAAATCATTAGCACTCTTAATTCCATACTTAAGCAGATCAGGATTATCCCACTGCTTAGTCATAATATCTACGTGCTCACCAATAAAGTTATTTAGTATTGGTGTGTACTTAGATGTCATCTTCAGTGCGTTAACACCTGTCCTAGCAAATAGGAAGAATGGTCTAAGGAATGGCATCTGATCGAATGCCTTATCTAGATCCTTAGCAAATCCAGTTAGTTCTTGAGTTAGTTTTGCTTCATCACCTGCAAACTTAGCCATCTCATCTGTGATCTGACCATCAGCTGAGAATACTTTTCCTTCAAATGCCTTCTCTGCATTACGAACTAGCTCATCCATATCCTTATCAGATACAACTTTACCAGTAGCAGCTAATCCATCGTAGACATCATCAAAAGCTAGTTGCCTTAATCTACCTCTACCTATTATTTGAGAGAAGAATACGTCCATAGACTTCATCACTCTCGGACCATAGTTAAGGAATGGTGATTTGTTTATTTCTCTCAATGCGTTTGCAAAGTGAGCTTGTGCCTTTTCACCTTGAGTACCAAACTGATCGAAGTAATTCATCATGGCATTCCACTCAGTATCCTTCTTGGTTTGAGTGAAACCTCTCCAGCCTTCTTCGTGTGTTGCGTATGAGTTGAAATCTTTTACTGCTTTCTTCCATGCATCGTTACGAGCTTCAAGCATCGCACCCATAGAGGAGAAAGCACCTTTAGTTATACGATCATTTCTACCTAATGAACCTAAGACAGTAGCGACAGGACGCATAACTGTACCTAAACCTGTACCAATCAATGCTCGTACTGGTGTTTTAGGTCCAGACAACATGCTGTTAACACCCATTGTCATGGCTTCATTCAATATGGCATTACGTTGATAACCATCAGCTCCCTTATAACCTTTTAACTTCCTCTTAAAGAAAGCATCAAAGTCTTTCATGGTTTGTTGATTAGTTCCACTGTTAGCCGAGAAGTGCATGAATGTCTCTAGGAGATCATCGTCTACATCATTCTTAAGTAATTGCTTAAAGGTATCGTTCTCATTCTGTACTGATTCAGCAGCCATCTTCATGACTTTATCTTTCTCCATAACACCGAACCTTCTAAGGTTCCAAGATGATGCTACGGATGTTTCCTTTCTTAGTTTTCCTATGGCTGTTTTACGAGCCATGATCATATCTAATAAGCCACCATCAGCAGTGATATCAATCCCATCCATAACACTTAGACCAGCCTTTGCTAGATCTCGCTGTTCAGCACTGAGCTGACCAAGCATTGCATCTGCAGCATCAAGCTGTTCTTTGTTTAGGATTGGTAATCCTTCAATCTGTGATTCGTTACCTTTACCTATATCTTGTACATATCTAACTAAGTCTTCCTCTGGTACTTCATATAAATGACCATGACCTGACTGTTCTAAGAACTCATCAATATGTCTAGCCTTCTCAACCATGTCATCAAATGTTGCCTTACCTTGTAAAGCTTCATAAGCAGGATCAGCCTTATAAGCTGCAGCTAGTTCATCTATTTGACTGACTGTAAAACCTGGAGCTGCATAGTTCATTCTCCGTATGTTGGCTTCAGTCAGAGTTCCACGTGGTGCTCCATACTTTTGAGTAGGGTTATTACGGATAGTTATCATATCCCTAACAGCTTCTACTGGGTTGTCACTAGTAGAGAGAGCAGCATTATCTGTTACGTCACCACCTTTGTAGTAGGCAGGGTTTTCTCTAGGAGTTCCTGTAGACAAGTCATACTCTAATTGTTCAACAGCTAAATCCTTTAGGTTCTTACCTTGTGATACACCTCGTAAGGTCATATCACGATAATCACCCCAGTCAATATTTGACTCCTCAGCAAAGCGAGTCATTAATTCTTTCTGCTGTGCTTTATCTAATGATTTGAATGACTTAGAAGGGTTCTCAGTTTTGTATTTAGCAACAGTACCATCATAAACAACTTGTTGTTTAGCTGTATAGTTAATGTCAGCACTCTTTTCAACAGCATCCATTACAGGATCTTTAACACCTGATTGTTTCTTAGCTGCTTTCTTACCTTTCTGTGACCAGGATCTCATACCCCAACCACCAGCCTCAACAGCTATATCTAATAGACCTCCAAGCATTAAGCCTTCACCTGTATTATACAGAGCTTTCATTGCTGGTGATTGGTGTTCCTTAGTGGCTAATGGGTCAAAGATACCTGCGGTGTTTGGATACATATCAACAATCTGAGCTGCAAGGTTTGACTCTTGAGATTGATTACTGATGATGTCATATCCTGCACCTTGAACACCAGCTATACCAACACGACCCCAACGGGTAGCTTTAGCAGCTGTAGCTAATCCTTTGAGACCTTTAACACCCCAAAGAACTTTACCTGTACCAATCATTCCACCTGCAAACTCAATACCAGTACGGACAAAACTTCCCCATCTGGTATTAGTTATTGGTTTATTCTTGATTAGCCAAGGTGCTTTGTACTCATAAGGATTCTCAGGATCAGCAGGTTTGTAGAACTTAGGATCGAAAAACTTAGGTATAGAACCAACACTGTTATAGATATCTACAACACCACCGACTACAGCATTACCACCTTCTTTTAGGTTATCTACTAGACCGTACTGCTTTGGATCTTTTTCTATAGGATCACGACCATCAAGGTCTGCAATTCTTTTGGCTTCTGCTTGTTCTTGCTCTACCTTTTGTTGATCTCTTTCCTTTTGTTTTTCAATCTCCTGTTGTTGTAAATATTCAGGATTCATTCTACCTCAAAATAATTGTTAATTGTGTGATTCATTAGCACGCCTTCGACCTCTGGTCTGAACTTATAAACGTCCCAACCTTGACCAGCTAATTGTTGTTTCATTGATACATATTCTGCTAAAGCCTTCTCTAAATTTTTAAGACCAGTATCAACACCTTTTACTACAGCTTGTGTACCAGGACTTGTTACTAGTGATGTAGCAAGTGTTTGAGGAATTCTACTTTCCCATAATTTTTCAAACTGTGTTCTGACTGATTTAGTTATAGCCATTGCAGGGTCATATACATTTTGTTTATACGATGCTATGGCTTTCTCACCAGCCTCACGTTTCCTTTGTACTTCTAATTCAGCAGCTGGTTTTATAACATTTTCATTTATTGTTTCACCAGCTATTTTAAAACCTTCACCTACTGGATCTAATACCTCTTCTTTTAAAGCTTGGCCAGCAATTGAAAAACCCTCACCTACTTGTTCTGCACTTAGTTTAAGTGCTTCTACTGCTAGTGGTCCTAAACCAGAGATAGGTGTCATTAGTTCTGACTCATCTGTGTACCACCTTTGACCTATTCCATATATAGGTTCTAATGAATCAGCATCAGCAAAGAATGTACCTGCTAAATCAATATTATTTTCCAGAGCTATAGTTCTTTGAGTTACATCGTCAAATGGATCATCATATGAAACTAGACCACTCTCTAAATAGTACTTAAGAGTTTTACCATCAATTCCAAAAGCACCAACTTCAGCTAACCTACCCTGATCCTGTAACCCTGATACTTCTCCAGTAGTCATTTCAGTAATAGGTTTACCAAACATCTCTGTACCTGTAGTTGTACCTGTTGTATTAGGTGTGGTAATGGCATCATGACCATTATTCTCTGGATCAGCAGCTACAGCATTAGTTGTCTTAGACATCTCTAACTCAACCTCTTTAGGGTCAACGTCAGGATTCATCATTTTAGTTGTCTTTTCTGTAGCACGATTAACACGTGCGGTTGAAGCATGGTTAGTTATTAGTTTCTTAACTAAAGGATGTACATATCTTTCTACTCTGGAAAGACCACGTGGTTCTATAGGGTCTAAACCGTTAGCCTCAAGTATGCTGTTAGCTACTTCGTTAACAGTCTTGTTTGGATATGCCTGTTTGATCTTATGAACAATAGATGGATACTTACCAGTAAGAGGTTGTTTGACTATTTCTTGTACATCAGCTCTAGCTACACCTCCATTATCTGAGGATAGACTAATAAAGTTTCTATCTTTTAATGCTTGTTGCTTATACTCTAAACCTTTAACGTCTATTGATACTTGTCCAAAGTGTTTAAACCCTGGATTGTCTGTCATATCAACAGAACCATCTGCGTTTTTATTTAATTCATATATACCCTTACCATCTTTAATTTCCGTAGTTAACTCTATAAATGCAGCGTCATAAGCATCAGCTGTACTAGAGAAAGAACCACTCGCTACTTTCTGTTGTGCTCTTGTGTGGTAGTCCATGATTGCTCTAGCAGTCATAGCTTCAGTTTGAGCACCCCTCATATCACGTGTACGGGGTGTGCCATTCTCATTTTCTTTAGCAGCAACAGCCTGTTCAATACCTTTTATATAATACTTTCTAGTATTCTCAGGTAAGTTTTTAAAACTATCCTTAGCTTTATCCTTATACTTTTCAATCAGTGATGGATGGATAGTGGGATCCATATAAAGAGTTCTAAGATCTAGCTGACCTTTTTCCTCTAATGCTTTAAGACGTTGATCATCAGCTCTATAGTCAGCCTCTTCTGCATTCTCATAATCCTTTAACCAAGACCAGTTAGCATCATCAGGGTTATATCTCCTACCAATTACTGTTTCTTTAATGTCTTTTACTTCCTGAGCATTTAATGGTCTACCTAATTGTTTCGAAGTATTGATAACATCTTCCAATATGAAATTAGAGAAGTTTTTTTCATGCTCATCATTTCGTTGGGTTTGTAATTTTGCTCTATCTGCAGAGGCTTTAGATGCTCTATGCAACCACTCTTTCCATTGTGGTTGATTCATAAACACATCACATTTACCGTTTATGCAAACTTCACTCTGCATAATACGATCTATATCACCAACATCAAGCTCACCAGTCCTAGCCATACTAACTAGCCTATGACCAGCAAAATCAAGTAAAGCAACCTTCTTTTGAGGATTATCAGCGGATTCTATTTGATGCCAGTTGACTATATTCTCTGCACTAAACCCTTGCTTAGGACCACCTTCAGATAAAACAGCAGCTCTAAATGTGGTATTGATCTTATCTTGTTTTTCTTGTTCTAGTCTTGTAAGTTCATTAGAGCGTGTATATTTTAAAACTTCTTCCTTCGCTCTTTGCATATATGGATCCATGTGATGAGCGATGGCTTGCATAGAAGCACCCTCAAGTCGCATAGATCCGTCAGCGTTATACTGACCAAACTGTTGTTTAAATACACCCTCTAAATAATTTATTTGAGCTCTTGCACCTTCTGTATCACCTTTAGATCTAAGAACAGCAAGTGTATATCCCGTCTCTGGATGTTTTAATTCTGCACCACCACCTTCATTAATCCATTTACGGAAACCATTCTTACCTTGTTCTGCTAAGAAGAGGTTAGATGTGGCGAGCAGATCCATACCACCTAAGCCCCTTATGTGGTCTGCAAGTTTAGGATCTATGGCTTCAGCTCTTTCAATAACTCTATTCATGGCTTCTTGAGCCCATCCGATATTCTGGTTTGCATATCGGAATGCCTGAATTTCTTCCTGAGACCTGAATACGTTTGCACTACCTAGAGCAAGAGCTTTCTCAGTAGCACTTTGTAAACGCATTTCTTGAATCTGGCCAAAGCTTTGTATAGCTTTAGGGATTAACTCTTTGAGCTTCTCCCTATTCTGCATATTCATATAGTCTCCACCACCTGGGGAGACATCTTTAATCTTAGTTTTTAAATGTTGTAGTTCAGCATCTAAATAACTTCTAGCAAATTGTTTTCTTAGATCTTCATTCTTTTCATTTTGAAAGGCAACCTTTCTTTGGTTCTCTTTCGTAACGTCTAAGAATTCTTCTCTGTTCCTTATCTGTGCCTGTTGCACATCTCTCATACCACGTATGGTACGTTCTCCCTCAGCGAGAATCTTTTGAGATTGATTCGGAACTTGAATAGGGTTAAACCCCTTCCGACGTGCTGAGCCTCGGAATGAAATGTTTGACATTGTTATATATGTAAGTTAACTGAATAACATTGTTCCTAGACCTACAGCTAAACCTATAGGTCCAGCAGATAAACCAGCAGCCCATCCCGCACCTGAAGCTGCAGCTCCAGAAATAGCACTTGCAGTTGCAACACCAGCTCCAATACCAGCAACAACACTTGTAGCTGCATTAGCTATACCACCTGTTTCAGCCTTAGCTCCCTTAATAGGTTCTGGTGGTTTGGTTGGAGTCATTGGATCAACATACTCAGGTGTTGGAAGATCTAATGGTGCTGGTATTCCTGGTGCTCTTTCAGGTTGAAGCATCTTGCCTGCCTCAGCTCTTAAATCAGCTCCATACTTAGCAAGAGCTATCTCTGCTTTATTAGCTATAGATTGTTTAACAGCACTGTCCAAAGTAGCTTTAATCTTTCCTTGGTTTTGCTTAAATCTAGAACCGTAGTTCTCAAGATCCCAGTCTATCTTCTTCATCTTAGCTCCAGCTTTTAGCTGAGACTGTTTTAAATTTCTATCGATTTCTGTTATCTCTATGTTGGTGTTCTGCATATTATTCAGAACTTCCTGACGTATAGCATCAAGATCTAGACCTACCTTATCTTTACTAATCTTTAATCCTCTATCTACTTCATCAATACGCATACCTGTTCTAGCGATGTTATCCATCGTTTTAAGATCAATCTTGTCACTAGCAACAACAGCCTTAGCTTCAGTATTAGTAGCGTTGTACATGTTTTGCTTCATGCGAGCATCAGCTACCTTTTCACCTCTTATTAGACTTTCAACAGTGTATTGATTCTGTCTACCAAGCTGAGCATAAACCTCTTGAATAATCTTTCCTCTTGACCTACCAGCTTGTCCTAGTTGTGCTTCACCAGCTGCTTTTAAAGCTGCAACACTTCTTTCTGTTACTTCAGCTGCAGTCTTAGATTTAAGATTACTCATCTCTCTTCTAATTAATTCATTCTCATGCTGAGCACTTGTCTTAGCTTTATGAACATCCAGACCAATACCAAACTTATCAAACTTACTTTGACCCTCTTGAGCTAATAACTCTTGGGATATCATTCCTTTGCTAAAACCAGCTTGACCTGCTTTATCTACAAAGTCTAGTTGCTTGTTAGCTGTTTGGAATTGAGATGCTCTTAAAGATTGCTCTAGTCCTGTTAGTTGTTTTGTTTGTTGGTAGTCAAGTTGTCCTTCTAAACTAGCTTGATCTATTTGTGTAAATGCTTTATCCCATCCAGCTTGTCCAGTAGCTTCATATAAACCTTGTATCAATGATTGGTTATCAAAAGCAGCTGATAAGAATTGCTCCTCTAATACAGCATCCTCAGCTTTAAAAGCTAAATCAGCTTCTTTAGCATTAAAAGCAAGTTGCTTACCATAAGTCTCTTGTGACTTATTAAAAGCCTTTATTTGATTTTGAAATTGAAAATCTTGAACAGCTACTTGGTAAGCATGATTCTGATCAGCTGTTTCATTCTGATACTTAATGTTTTCAGCATCATTTAGTTTCTGATTAGCTAAGACCTTTTTTGCATGTTGATGAGCTTGCCATTCTTGACCAAGCGTCAGATCATTATCAGGATCATCATCAGCTAATGAAGCATCTACATCGGCTTGTGTAGCCCAATTATAGTTATAGACTTTCTTGTCATAATCATATTGAGCTTCTATCTGTTTATTTTGTTGTTTGGCTGCTTTGTTACTACCAAAACACATAATTTATTCACCTAATTTTTTTTTAAATAATGTACGAATTTGTTCAGATACTTTTTCCATAGCTCTATAACCTTGAGTCAAAAGAGCGACAATAGGCACGACTTCATGAATTGTATCTCTCCAAACATGAGCATATATTTGATCAGTCTCATCACCATTCTCTCTTTTGTTAGCAGCCATCCATGCGTTATACATAGATATATGTTGGGATAGAAGAGTACTGCGATGGTAGTTAAAGAAAGGATTAGAAGGAAGTCTTACAAATAAATATTCAAAGACTTCTAATAATTCCTCTCTTGTTACCTCTTGATCTTGATCATAAACATCGTCCAATGTTCTAGTAATCCTTGCTATCATCCATAAATAATCATGAGCATGTCTATCTTTACCAGCTGCAGCATTAGTGATCTCGAATGATTTTTTTTGAATTACTTCTCTTTCTTCTTTAGTAGTCATTAAGCTCGTCTATAGAATCGGGGTGAATAGTATCCTTCCCACATCATTGAGTTGAGTGAGACAGGAAATGGTGTATCGCTATATACTCGAAGAGTAAACGAATCATTCTTAGCGTGGATTGGTACAGTCACTACACTTTGGTCGTCTAGTGGTACGTCGTTAGCTAAGTAATAGTTTGCATCAGGTACTGAAGTTACATCTGTATATTCAGCTGTACCTAGTCTGCTTAGTTTAAAAGCTACTTCACCAGTTAAACCAGTAAAGAACTTCATTCTTGCTATTGATAAAGAGGCAGTGTAATCAGATACAGCACCTGCTTGATCAAGTTTAAAATATGTCTTAGGTAGTGTTAAGTCGTATGTGTATTTAAATCCAACAATTACTTTGCTGGCAACACTAGTTAAGTTTTTATTTGGAACTTTATAGTATGTACCACCACCATCTGTAGCAACAGTAGGTGTAATAGTAAAACCAGATTCAACAAATGTAGGGTTAGTAAGATCTGAAGCTGTGCTTCCAATAACTAATACAGGACTTAAAGAGGTAACGTTATTAAATGGTATATAACACTTAGAGAATGGGTTGACTGGATCAGTTGTGTCATAGGAAACAGAACTTGCCGTGGCATATAAATCCATATGTGGATTCATCTTCTGTCCATCAGAGTTAACAATAATCGTCTCGTCAGGTGTTTGATTTAAACTTGCACTAACTAATGTGTATTGATTACCTTGCTCAGTTACTCCATATAAAATATCTGAGTCTACATGTAATGTTTGTACATTTCCTGGTAAAGACCATCTAAACCAAGACTGCATTAAGTCTTGTTGTCCATCGCTATATGTTCTATATAAATAAACATCAGGTTTTGTACTTCCATACATTGCTATGAAAGAGTTAGCAGGACTTGCTACTAGATCAGCAACAGTATCAGGAATCCATTCAGAGACAACACGGCTAATATCAACAACGATAGGATTCATTTCCTGACCTGATGTTTGCATAGCAAAGACTCGTGTATATCCTGTAGCCTTACTAACAAAGTTAAGAGTCGTACCGTTGTCTACTGGATCTATATCTATATCCATCTCATAGTTAGAGATACCACGAATAATTGTGGCTGTAGGAGTAAAGATTCCATTAGGTGCAAACATCAAGAACTGTTGGTTCTTACTGAAAAGAATTAAGCCCTGTGCGGTGGGTATAACACCCGTTAAGAGGGTTGGTCTGATGCTTGAGGTATTTAGATCAACTGGGTCAGAAGCAATAGCTGCAAGAGCAGATACGTGGTAGAAGTTATAAAACTCATTAGCCTGACTCATCGACACATTATCGCTAGTTAAGAAACCTAAACGACTACTATGGAAGAAAGCCTGTTGAATTTTTTTACCAACAAAACTAGGGTGTGAGTTAGTTATATCATCACCTGTGAGTCTGTTGGTCCAAGTAATAGGTCTAAACGTAAATGTATCAGTACCAGTATTGACTAACTCATGAGGCATAGTTGCCGCTGTTAAACCTGGTGATGCATCTGGTGCTATGTACTCTTCCCAGTAACCAGCTCCTGATGTACCATTGTCAGCTATAAATCTTGTGTAGTAACTATCTTGATCTGAATTAGCAGTATTCAATACTTTAATAACTCTATGATGAAGTGATCTATCAGGCAAAGCTGAGACGTTTGCTACTTGGTTTTGATATGTATCTAGTCTGTCATTATCTGTACCACCTTTACCACTCAAAGTAAATTGGTTAGAGCTAGACAACTCTAAACTAGTATCTAACTGAGTAACAGTGAGACCTGAAATACTTAAACCATTAATACTATTTTTTAAATTAGTTAAAATGGTATCTAGATCAGCTGAATCTCCTGTCGTGTAAGTAACAGTGCTTCCATTAATGGTGACTTTATAAGCAGTATTTAAGGTAACAGCTCTAACTCTTACTGTACCTACTTTTCTTTCTGTAAAGGATGGAGCTGCTTGAGTTGTTACTGTTACATTCTTATTGGTAACAATCGTAGTATCTTGGACTGTAAGTATATCGTAGTGAGTAGCTGCAGTACCTGTTAAATAACTAGAACCATTATTAGTGATAGTTGCTGCTGTACCAGTGGTGACATTCCAAATATAAATAGCATTACCTTTGATAACACCTATATATTTTTCATCTCCATCTCTATGGATATAGAACCATTTACCATTTGAATATGTACCACCTGTACCAAGGTTTTTAATAAACTTAAAACCTGGTCTTTTAGTTAAACCATAGGTAGGGTCAGGGTAGGCATTAATACAATCAGTAAGTTGACCAGGAAGTTTCTTAGTATCAGCCTGTTTAGAAACCCCACCTAAATAACTAGAAACTGTTTGTGTGACATTAGGCATTATCTTGTAAGAGCTTTGTAAGGTTTGTAACTGATATATGCATTACCATCTTTAGGTTGTCCAAAGTATGTGTACTGACCTTGGTTGCACTCATACTCAATAGCCATAGCTCTGGTAAACCCTTCCTTCTCTTGGCAGATTTTATATAGCTGAGCATCACCAACTATCTTCTGTACAACCTGACAAGTAGCTCTTGCAACTATGTAGTCTTGTATTGGACGTGGTAGATCTACCCAGTCAAATAGCCATGTAACATCGCAATCTACTTGCTCAGTAAAGGTATAAGTATGTTCTTGTTTATCATATAATTTTCCATTTCTTCTGATGACATTCTTATCTGTATATTCTAAATGATCTAAATCTATTTGAAGAATGTTAGAAGGTATTACTATTTCATTATTGTCATCAGGTGTAAATGGGTAGTGGAATTCTCTGTTAAATGTCCAGCCTTCAGATTGGACTTCCCGTGACACCTGTATGAGTGTATCGTAAGCAATCGCAACGTCTGGGTTGGTTTGATCGAGTGATGTAACAGGTGCTTGACCGACTGACGACAATATTTGATTTACTGCAGGTAATTCTTCTGCCGAGTTAGTGGTAGGGATAGCCATAATTAAGTTATATAAATAAAAAAAAGGGAGCCATAAAGACTCCCCATTGTGTGCATTTTTAGAATGCTGATGGTTTTGTAGCTGTACCAGCGAAAAGCTCTACGCAAGCAGCTGGGTTAACATAATCTGCCCCGCACGCTAAGCGACCTAATATCACATCGCCCTGGTAAATCACACTAACATCTCCCTTCGTTACTTGAACTTGAGGACCGATAGCTTCGACAATACCTGCGGCTTCTCTTTGTCCGATGATACCACAAGAGTTAGCGAATTCTGTTTCTTCACCGTACTCGTTGTTGATTCCAGTTACGTCAGCTGCAGCATCTTCTACTGCTTCACTAACGAATGAACCAGAGTTACCTGGATCAGTTACACCTGGGTTTGTAGCTGAACCTGTACCATACTTCGTACCATACTGGCTGAAGAATGGGATGTTCATTGACTTGTATATCTTGATACCAGCGATCTCAACAATGCCATTACCCTTCTGACGGGATGTACCTTGCTCGTCTCTGTTAACTAGACCATTCTCACCAACCTGTTGGATCAATTCATAATATTGACGTGGGTTTAATACCCCAAATCTTCCGTCAGTACTTACTCCTTTTTCATCCATAGCTGCTGCAGCGTCATAGAACGCATTCACAAGACCAGTTGCTGAATAAGCATCAGATGCGTTTGTAGTTGTACCTACACGAATCTGTGTACCACCTGGTTCTACGAAGTTTGTCTTCGTGATAGGTGATGCAGCTCTAGCTCCACGTACAATTGAACGGAACACTAGGCGGTCATACTTTTGAGCAAGAGCGTATCCAATCTTTCTGGATATCTCAGATCTCAAATCGTAGTGTGCAAGTGTCTCATCAA